TCTAATGGCTTTGGTTGTTGCATAACTCGTTGATAAGGTTTGCCACACTCAACACATATTTTTTCAGGACAACCAGCTAATACGCATGGCTCTATTAAATCCATTGGAAATGTTGCAAAGTGAGCTCCTTTAAATGGTTTAGTGGTAACAGTCCAAACAGATCGTTTATTCTTTTTAGGAATAGCACCTATTTTTGATAATCCACCTCTAGTGTCCATGCCAAACTCACCCTTACCCTTTTTTATACTTTGTGGTGAATTAGGACCCTGCGGAAACTTGGCATCTTCTTTTATAGCTTCGTTATCAAAGTAATACTTTGGATTCTTGCTTAATAAAAAAATATATTCATGTGCCTTTGTACAACGATCTTTAACACTTTCAGGCATAGGGTTTGGTTTATGCCAAATAATATCCTGTCTCAAAATCCACCCATCTTTTTGTAAACCAATAGCTGTTTTAAAGGGAATACAACCTAACTGTTTGTTTTTTAAAAAAGTATCACCTAAATTAAGCCAAACAGTTCCATCATCTCGCAACACTCGTTTTACTTCTCTAAACACTTGTACTAAGTTTTCTACAAACTCTTCTGGCGTATCTTCCATGCCTAATTGATCTGTTGCTTGATAATCTCTTAAATTAAAATAGGGTGGTGAAGTTATGCAAGTATTGATGAATTTTTCTGGCAGTTCTTTTAATTTGTCTAAGCAATTGCCCTGTAGTATTTTTACAGCCATATCTCAATCCTCATCGTCCTTGTCCACGATAGCGCTTAAATTGACGCTTTCTGTTTTTGTTCATGTGTTTTCTTGATATGTTTCTATGGTTGCCCTGAGAGGTCTTCTTGCCCCTTGAACCGCAGACCGATTGATGTTCGGTGCTTTTATATTTATAAGCCATGTTGAGCGCGCCTATAGATTAACGGGGGAATTCCTTTCGGAACTATCTGAAGACACGCTCTGAGTTCTTGTTTCCATCTGATAATGGAAATAAATTATTAACGAATCCACTAACCTTTTTGTTTCTGGATTTAATCCAATATCCTCGCCTGTGGCTAAATACTTAGAGATCATTCCCTGTATTTTGCTTAGATGTTGATTATTAGTTGAATAATCTATTACTAAACTTTCAAAACAATCGTCAGCTAATAGGTTTAAATCTTGAGTATTAACTGCCATTGTAAGTTTCTCCACGTTGTTCAGCGAAATGTTTATTTCTTAATTCGTTTCCATATCTTTTAAGATCTTTGGTGGATTGAACAGGACACCAGACTGTTACACGTACTAAACCTTTTTCTTTGTTTCTAATCCCATATCTTTCTTGATGTTTATAGTTCATAAGTTTTCCTGTTTTCTAGAATGTGATCTGTTATTTCTAATATAAGATTTTTCCTTTTCTTGTTATTAAGAAAGAACTCATCATCCTGCATATATAATGTGAATAAAGGAATGCCGTCAGCATCCCAACCATAGAAGTCAAATAAAACACAACGCTTGTAACCGCTATATTCAGATAAAGTTTTACTATTTATAGCGTGTGCGCCACTAAAATTAATCTTTGCTAAGTTATTAACTTTCATTTCTTAAAGTTAATTTATTTAACATAGTCATTTTAGTTTTAATAAAAATGTTAGTTTTAATATCTATCTCCTGTTGATGTTTCTTTTTATTTAGTGGGTGACAGACTACGGCATCATTACTTTATGACGAATCCTGTCACCCTGTAAGTAGAGAAAAAAAAATAAAAAACTACTCACGAAAACTTATTGTCTCATAGGTGTATTATATAATGCAACTATGTGTGCTTAATTAGTTTAGTTCTTAAACTATGAATTCCGATTTATGTATGAGACAATATATTCACAGGAGACAACAGGAATGGCAGTTAACTTAAACTCTGAAATTAAATTAAAGAGTGTTAAGGAGTTAATTCCTTACATTCGTAATAGTAGAACTCATGACGATAATCAGGTGGCACAAATATGCGCTTCGATTAAAGAATTTGGTTTTACTAATCCCATATTAATAGATGACGATAATTCAATTATTGCAGGACATGGCAGACTATTAGCTTCACAGAAGCTAGGATTAGAAGAAGTTCCCACCATTAACTTAGGTTATTTATCCGCAGATCAGAAAAAAGCTTATGTTATAGCCGATAATAAGTTGGCTCTTAATGCAGGGTGGGATATCGACATGCTTAAAGTAGAGATAGAAACCTTAAAAGAATTAGACTTTAACTTGGATTTACTAGGTTTCGATAATGAAGAGTTAGATTCTATCTTAGCTGAAATGACCGAAGGTAAAACCGATGAAGATGATATTCCCGAAGTAAGTAAAGATTCTGTAAGTAAGGCGGGAGATCTTTGGGTGTTAGGAAAACATAGATTATTAGTAGGGGATTCAACCGATATTAATAATGTAGATAAATTGTTAGACGGGACTAAACCAGACTTAATATTTACAGATCCGCCTTATGGAATTGATTATCAAGATACAAAAGGAAAGCATAAAAAAATAGAAGGTGATGACTCTCTATCTAACATAGACGACTTAGTTAATATTTCTTTATCTTATGATGCGCCTATTTATATATGTTGTAATTGGCAATGTTATTCCACATTTGAAAAAGCTATGGCAGATTATGGAAAATCTCCTAAGTCCTGCATAGTATGGGATAAAAAGGTAAGAGTTCAGAACTTAGATAAGTTTTATAAACGACACGAATTTATTCTTTATTATGGAGAATTCGGCGGTCAGAAGACTTTAGATGGGGATGTATGGATATGTGACCGAGAAGTTAGAAAAGAACATCCAACAGCTAAACCTGTAGAGCTATGCGAGAAAGCTATTAATTATTCTTCTAAGCCTGAAAATATAGTTATGGATTTATATTTAGGAAGTGGCGCGACGTTGATAGCGTGTGAAAAATCTTCCAGACGTTGTTATGGAATGGAATTAGATCCTTGCTATGCCGACGTGATTATCAAGAGATGGCAAGACTTTACAGGCTTTAACGCTGAACTATTAGACACAAATAATAGTGAGACTAAACCTTTAACATTTAATCAACTTTTAAAAGAGAGAGATAAGTAATGGCGGGAAGACCGAAGAAAGTTCTTTCACAAGAGGACGCTGATAAAATAGTTCAGTTAGCGTCAACTGGCTTNGGAATTTTAGATATTTGCCGTAGTCTGGGGATATCGTGGGACGTGTTCAATCGTGAGCGTAACGATAAAAAGTATATAAAGGACGCATTAAAAAAAGGACAAGCGTTAGGATTGGCAAAAGTCAGTAGCGCATTATTTGAAAATGCTACTAAAAAGGGCAACGTAGTTAGTCAGATATTCTATTTAAAGAATCGAGCGCCAGATTTGTGGAATGACAGGAACACGCAAGAGATTAATATTAATTTAAAAGAAGTTCTCGACAGCGCAAAATCACGTTTATCTCAACATAATCACAACGAAGAAATTATCGAAGGAGAAATCTTAATAGATAAAGAGCTTCTAGATAAAGACCGCCTTGCTACTAACAAGACGGACACTAAAGATTCTAAGGAAATGCAAAATGAATAATGTTTCACTACTCTCCTATATTATTCATTTATTCGGGGGCGGTCTTACCTTCTCTTTGACCCCCCCGATTTTTACCCCGCCCCTAGTTTTAGAGCAACTCATTAACAAAAATTTTTTTAATTATTCAAACCGCCTGAGAGTAGTCTTACTATGAAGAACTTAAAATTAGAAAAACAACTAATGATGGATATCTGGAGCGCCGAAGTTCGAGACTCTCCATTAAAATTTGTTAAGTACATATTTGATTGGGGCAGAGAAGATACCCCCCTTGCGAATTTTACGGGTCCACGAAAGTGGCAAGAAAAAATTTTGCGAGATATGGAGATTCACATTCAACGTAACAATGGAAAAACTGACTATTCCATGTTTAGACAGGCTATCGCTTCGGGCAGGGGAATAGGAAAGTCAGCTCTAGTTGCTTGGTTAATAATTTGGATGCTTTCTACTAGAATGGGGGCAACAATAATTGTAACCGCCAACACAGAAGGACAGCTTCGTTCTAGAACTTGGGCAGAATTAGGTAAGTGGATGACTTTAGCAATTAACAGTCATTGGTTTAATAAAACCGCAACAACTATTCGTCCTGCGCTTTGGTACGAAGAAGCCTTAAAAAAAGATCTTAAAATCGATACAGGCTATTATTATGCTCAAGCGCAATTATGGTCGGAAGAAAACCCAGACGCTTTTGCGGGTATTCACTCAAGTTATGGGGTTATGTTAATAATGGACGAAGCTTCGGGAATACCTGAAAGCATTTATTCTGTTAGTGAAGGTTTCTTTACCGAACCTACAAAAGACAGATTCTGGTTTACTTTTTCTAACCCCAGAAGAAATACGGGTCCATTTTTTGACAGTTTTAATAGTAAAAGAAATTTCTGGAATAATGAACAAATAGATAGTCGAACTGTAGAAGGTACAGATAAGGGTTTATTTAATGACCTTATTGAACAATATGGCGAAGATAGTTCAGTCGCTAAAGTAGAAGTTAAAGGTCAATTTCCTTCCGCTGACGAAGACACAGTTATCGGATTAGACATTATTAAATCCGCTATAAATAGAGATGTTAATTTAACCGCTTCTGCGCCTATAGTTTGGGGTTTAGACGTTGCCCGTCAGGGAGCAGATAAGTCAGCTTTAGCTATTAGGCAGGGAAATACTTTGCTTGAAATTAAAACTTATAATTCTCCAGACCTAATGCAATTATGTGGAGCGATAAAAAATCGTTACGATGAAGAACAAATAATGAATCGTCCGCAAGAAATTTTAGTTGATGTTATTGGGTTGGGCGCGGGTGTAGTGGACAGATTGGCAGAAGTAGGTCTTCCAGTTAGAGGGATAAATGTTGCCGAAGCTCCATCTACTAAGGGAACATATCTAAATTTACGCGCGGAGTTGTGGTTTAAGATTAGAGATTGGTTGGGGGGGAGAGATGTCCGAATACCAGATGATGATGCTTTGGTGGGCGAACTTTCTTCTCCAATCTACAAATATAATTCGACGGGAAAAATAAAACTAGAATCCAAAGAGGATATGAAGAAGCGGGGTTTACGCTCTCCAGACAAAGCTGACGCACTTGCTTTAACTATGGCAGGAGTTCCTGCTTCCTTCGGGGGTGTGGGCGAGTCAATTATGGGTTATAATTTTCGCAAACCCCTTAAAAGTAAAATATATAGAGTGGGATAAATATGAAATATAAAGAAAACGGCATAAAACAAAAAAAATTAGATACTTCAGAATTGACATCAATAGTTAAAGCGGAACTAGATGACGCTTTAGATTTTTCAGATCAGCTTTCAATAGAGCGAGTAGATAACACAGAATATTATTTAGGCGACGCGCCAACAGACGTAAGTGATCAGCAATCATCTTTTGTTTCAACGGACGTAAGAGACAGCGTTTTATATATGCTTCCATCTATTATGCGAGTATTTTTCGGCGCAAAAAAGATGGTGGAATTTATTCCGAAAAATCAAGAGGATGTGTTAATTGCAGAACAGCAAACAGATTATATTAATCACATAGTTCAGCAAAAGAATAACGGGTTTCAGGTTTTCTATAGCGCTTTTAAAGATGCTTTAGTTAGAAAAACGGGTTTTGTAAAGGCTATCTTTGACGACTCTTTAGAGGTCACGCATCACACTTACGAAAATTTAAACGAAGAATCTAGAAACGTACTATTAACAGATCCTTATGTGGAAGTTATTTCTGAAACTTATGAGTCTTCTGAAAAAGTACAAATAGACGAAGAAACAGGCGAAGAAATAGTTTCAGATCAACCTGATTATTATAATTTAGAGATTAGAAGGGTAAAAAATAAAAACGATATTATTATTGAAGCTGTTCCGCCAGAAGAAATCTTAATGTCCAGAAACGCTAGAAGCATAGCGGAAGCTTCTTATGTGGCGCATCGAAGAATATTAAATGTTTCAGATCTAGTTGCTATGGGTTACGACAAAAAAGAAGTCGAGGAATACGGCTCGGCGGGTAGCAGTTACGATTCTTCTACACAGATTGAAACTCAAGCAAGAAATCCTTTTGCTGACATCACCGATGTTTCTAGAGCTGATCAAGATGAAATTTATTATGTTGAGCATTATCTTTTTTACGATTTAGATAAAGACGGCATAGATGAACGCATAAAAATATGTTCGGTAGGAGATAACTGCCATATTATAAATGTGGAGCCTTGTAATGAACTTCCGATAGTTATGTTTTGCCCAGATCCCGAACCGCATACAGCCATAGGTAGTTGCCCCGCCGATTACGTTAAACAAATTCAAAACACTAAATCTCAAATTATGCGCGACGTATTAGATAGTTTGGGCGCTTCGGTACATCCTAGATTAGTTATAACCGAAGGCATGGTTAATATTGATGACGTACTTAATACAGATATTGGACAACCAATTAGACAAAGAGCGCAAGGAAGCGTACAACCCTTAAACACAGCTTTTATGGGGAAAGAAGCTTTTCCTGTTTTACAATACTTAGACGAAGTAAAAGAAAATGCGACAGGTGTTTCAAAAGCAAGTATGGGATTAAATGCAGACGCGCTTCAATCTAGTACTAAATCAGCGGTAGCTCAGACTATATCTTCTGCTCAAGGACGAATAGAATTAATATGCCGACACTTTGCTGAAACAGGCATGAAGCCGTTATTTAAAATAATAAATAATCTAGTCTGCCTACATTCACAGGAAAAAGAAATTTTTAGACTTAATAATAATTTTATAGAAATAGATCCTAGATTCTGGGATTCAGATAAAGACGTGGCAGTTAACGTAGCTATTTCTAAAAGCTCGGATGAAGAAAAACTGCAAACTTTAATGCTAGTTCTTAATAAACAAGAACAGGCAATACAGCAAATGGGTCCACAAAATCCTTTAGTATCAGGACAGCAGTTTGCAAACACTTTAGCTAAGATTATAGAAATGGCAGGATTTAAAGATGTAGATCAATTTATTAATACTAAAGTTGAAACTCCACCACCACCGCCAGAAGATAGTAAGCCTTCAGGGGAAGAAATGTTAGCTCAAGCCGAAACTAAAAAAGCTGAAGCAACGGCTCAAAAAGCAGTTATCGATGCAGAGAACAATAGATTAAAAATTATATTGGACGATGATTTTAAGAGAGATCAGGCACAGGCAGACGCAGTATTAAAAATTATGGAAATGAACGCTAAATATGGAACTGCTTTAGACAGTAAATTAATCGATGCTCTTATGGAAAGAGATAAAGAAGAAATAAGACAACAACAAAAAATGAGTGCTAATGGAATTACTCAATTTACTAACCAACAAACATAAATCTAAAGTCTTTCACTTAGAAGCCATACAAGATGAAAAAATTTATATTGGAACAGACATTAAAGCTAACTCAGTAGAGGAAGCTAACACTATATTTAAGATGTGTTTTTTTGATAAGATAGATTTAGAGACTAAAATTTATTGCATACAAGAGGAGTGGTTAAATTAATGGGTAATTGGATTTTATATTTTTATGTAACAACTGCTTTTATATTAATTAGTTTTGTACACTTTTTTAACTTAGTTCATGGAGTATTTGATTAATGGCAAAAGGACTTTATGCGAATATTCACGCAAAAAGAAAACGAATAGAAAAACAAAAGAAAACAGGCGCAAAGAAAGTTGAACGAATGAGAAAAGTCGGAAGCAAAGGAGCGCCAACTAAAAAAGCTTTTAAACAAGCAAAAAAAACAGTTAAGAGGAAATAAACATGCCTTACGGAAAAGGAACTTACGGAAAAAAACGCGGAAGACCAACTAAGAAAAAAACTAAAACTAAATCTAAAAAGAAATGATAGATAAATTAATAGCACCTGTTTCTAAAATAGTTAATAAGCTAGTTGCTGACAAAGATTTAAAAAATCAGCTTGACCACGAATTAAAGACTTTATTTCATGAAAGAAATCTGGCGCAAATTGAATTATTAAAAATCGACGCAAAATCTAATTCAAGTTTTCAAAAAAATTGGCGACCTTTTGTTGGTTGGATATGCGCGTTTTCTCTTTTATATCATTTTATTCTTCATCCTTTAATTTTAACTATTTTAACTGCGACAGGAATTGTCGTAGAGCTTCCAGATTTTGATTTTTCTCAGCTTAGTACCATTTTGATGGCTTTACTCGGAATGTCAGGTCTTAGAAGTTATGAAAAATCAAAAGGAGTGCATGGCAAATGATGATGTTTACTACTGAAATTCCCGCAGTCACTTCCGACGGGATAGTTAAATATTTTGAAGGTGTAATTATTAAAGCTGAAACATTTAAACAAGCTGAAATAAAAGCAAAAAAAATGAATGAAAATTTAATTGTTACAGGAGAATATATTTCTTCTGCGGAACATTATGATGTCTTGGAATTTTAATAATTTTAGCAAAGAAGAGTTTTTATGCCAACATTGTGGCGCTGAAGGAATTAGTGTTAAACTCGTCGAAAGGTTACAGAAACTAAGAGATTTATATGGAAAACCCATGATTGTTTCTAGCGGGTATAGATGTGATTTACACCCTATAGAAGCAAAAAAAAAGATAGGCGGAACACATAATGAAGGCTTGGCTGTAGATATTTTGATAGAAAAAGAAGATGCTTATGAATTATTAAAGTTAGCATTTAAACTTAAATTTTATGGAATAGGTGTTAATCAGAAGGGTGATAATAGATTTTTACATTTAGATATTTCTGAAAAATTTAACAGACCTAATATATGGAGTTATTAAAAATGGAGCTTAGTCCAATAATAGTATGGAATGCAATATTAACATTAGTATATGCGCCACTCGTTTATGGAATAAGGAGTAATGCTTTAGAAGGCAAAAGAATTGATATTCTGCTAAATAAAACAAGAGAAGAAATAGCTATAAAATATGTATCTAAATTTGAACTCGATAAAGACATGGACAGAATTCTCAATCGTTTTGACAAAATAGAAGAAAAACTAGATCAAATATTAAATGGATAGTCCTGAAATAGTACAAGAAAGCAGAGAAGCTGAAGAAATATTAAATTCTGATGTTTTTAAAAAAGCTTTTATTAATTATAAAAATGAACTAATAGATTTATGGGAGCAAACTCCCACACAAGATTCTGAACTAAGAGAGAGAATTTATTTATCAATCAAAGTTCTACCAGAGGTGGAAAAACACCTTCGCATCATCATCGAAAAAGGAAAAATAAGTCCCAAACAGATTAACTCTCTCAAGGGAATTATTAAATAACTTTATTCGCTAGAACCATTGTGTTTTGACTTTGGAAAGCGGATAATCAACATAATAAGAGGTTATATATGAGCAATACGGAAAGCAATCCATTGCAGAATAACGAGATAAGTGACGTAGCTAAAGAGTTTGAAAAACTTTTGACTCCTGTAGAGGAACAAGCAGAAGTATCGGACGAAGAAGCCACTAACATACCTGAATCAGAAGACGAATTAGAAGAGGAAGTTTTAGAAACCGAATCGGATGCAGAAGACGAAGATTTAGAAGAGTCTGAAGAAGATGATATAGAAGCAGACGATGAAGAGGAACTTGAATTATTTTCCGTAAATATAAACGGACAAGAAGAACAAGTAACCCTTGAAGAATTGCAAAGCGGATATAGTCGGCAGAAAGATTACACTCAGAAGACACAAAAAGTTTCTGAACTAGAAAAGCAAATTATCGAAAGAGAAAGTGCTGTAAATGTTCAAAGCGAAGAAATGTCTGAAGAGAGAGCTTTATATAAGGAATTGTTACCGAAGATGCAACTAGCGTTAAAAAATAACCTAGAAGCTGAACCTAATTGGCAAGACTTAATAGATAGAGACCCACAACAGTATTTAAAACTGAAAGAAGAGTGGAGCAAAAAGGGCGAAACTTTGCAGTATGTCGAAAATGAAATTGCAAGAGTTCAAAGCGAAAGTCATAAGATGGAAGCGATGAATTTGCAGAGACAAGTCGATGAAGGCAAAAAAATAATCGCAGATTCTATTCCTGAATGGAAAGATGAAAAACTTGCTTCAAAAGAGATTGCGTCGATGACAGAATATGCTCAATCTATTGGTTTTAATAATAACGAACTGGGTGAAATCTATGATGGAAGATTAGTTTTACTATTGAGAGACGCTTGGAGTCACTCTAAAACTAAAAAAGCTTTGAAATCTAAACCGAAACAAAGCCCATCCAGAGTTGCCAGAGCAGGAACTTCTAATCGCATTAAAAGTAACGCTCCCTTAAAGAAAGCTAAACAGAGACTTGAACAGAGTGGAAAAATTTCCGACGCTACTAAAGTTTTTGAACAACTTTTATAACAATTAAATAAGGAGTCCAATCATGGCACAAATTAGTAACGCATTCACTACAAGTGATGCACAAGCAAACAGGGAATCTTTAGCAAATACTATCGCTAACATAGATCCTACATCAACTCCATTTATGTCCGCGCTAGGTACGGAAAATGTGGATAACGTAACTTTCTCTTGGCAGGATGAATCTTTAGGTTCTGTATCTGCTACAGGGGAGATTGAAGGTTTTGAAGTTTCTAGACAAGCTTCTATTCCTACAGTCAGAGTTTCTAACTTAACTCAGATTAATAGCATCAATGTAACAGTTTCTGGATCGCAAAGTGCGTCTAGTCCTGCGGGAAAAGTTAAAGGCGAATTAGCTCATCAATTAGCTTTAGCGTCTAAAAGACTTAAAAATAACATTGAAACAGCTTTATGTCAGAATCAGGCTCAAAATGCAGGTTCTTCATCTCAAGCTAGAGCTACTAGATCGTTTGAAGCTTTTATTACTTCAAATGTTTCAGCAGGGTCTGGCGGATCAAACGGGAGTACTTCTTCTGCTCGAACTGACGGAACTCAAAGGGCTTTAACAGAAGCATTGTTGAAAACTACTATCCAATCTATGTACACAAATGGTGCGGAACCAAATCTTATGATTGTGGGTCCACATAATAAAGGTGTTGTATCAGGTTTTACAGGTAGAAGTAATTCAAGACAAAATGTTGCTGTTGATACAGTTTCAGCAAGTATTTCAGTTTACGCTTCAGACTTTGGGGACTTAAAAATCGTTCCTTCTAACAGAAGCAGAGATAGAAGTGCTTTATTAGTAGACCCTGAATATGCAAAAGTTGCGTTTTTAAGAAATTTTCAGACTGTAGATCTGTCCACAATTGGAGATGCTTCTTCTAAGTTATTACTCGCAGAGTATGGCTTGAAAGTAAACGAACAAGCACATGGATTGATAGCTGATTTATCAACTTCCTAATAATAATTAGAAGGGGAATATTTTCCCCTTCTTATTAAGCAAGAATGAGAACTTTATTATCAGTAAAAGATGGAATGACTTCGGAGCTTATAACCGAAGACGAAAAGCTAATTGGTTTAACAACTCAAAATGTTGATAAAACAATTAATTACGTCAAAGAGCTAAGAGATAATCCCGTCGGAAAAGAATTTAGACATTGTGCTGAAGTCCCAATGGTTATTTGGGAAAAAAGTATTCAAGAAGGGTGGAACAACGATTCTTCCGCTTGGAAAAAATGGTTAAATGATCCTGATAATAAAATATTTAGAACTTGGCAAGGTAAAGTATGACTTACGACGAACTAAAAACTAACATTGGAAATTATTTGAACAGAACAGATCTAGATAATCAGATTGATATGTTTATTGATTCAGCGGAAAGCGAAATCAATAGAAAATTAAAACATAAAGATATGATAAAAAGATCAACTGCTGTTTTGAATACTCAATATACACAACTTCCCGCTGATTTTATCGGGATTATTAATGTAGATATTCAAAGCACTAATCCACCTGTTCCTTTATTTCAGCAATCATTAGAAAGTTTGGATTTATATCGTAAAACAACAGGGAACGCGAACGGCTTACCTAAATACTTTTCTGTGGACGGGGACACTTTAGAAGTTGCTCCAAATCCTCAAGAATCTTATACCATTCAGCTTACTTATTATGCGGAAGTACCGCCTTTAAGCTCAACACAAACTGAAAACTTCTTATTAAGAACGGCTTCAGATGTTTATCTTTATGGCGCGTTAAAACACGCTTCGATTTATTTAATGGAAGATGAACGAGTGATAATGTTCAAATCATTGTTCGATACAGCGATTGAAGAGTTACGAGTTCAACAACAAAACGCAAGTTTCGGTAAGGGAAGTCTTCTTAACAGAAGAAGAACTTACGGGAATACAAAAACAACCAATTATTATTACAAAAATTAGAGGAAATTTATCATGTCATTTAGTAATTATTTAGAAGACGCTGTCTTGAATCACGTATTCGGTGGATCAAGTTATTCAGCACCATCAACGCTATATGTAGCGTTGTTTACAGTAGCGCCTAGTGAAGACGGCACAGGTGGAACAGAAGTTACAACTTCTGGAACCGCATACGCTCGTCAAACGAGTGCTTTTTCAGTTAGTACTGGAACAGCTTCAAATTCTGGGGCGATAGAATACGCAACTGCAACTGCCGATTATGGTTCTGTAGTTTGTTGCGGTATTTATGATGCTAGTACAGGCGGAAATTTATTAGCCTACGGAAATTTGACGAGTTCAAAAGTCGTCTCTTCTGGGGATATTCTTAGATTTAACGTCTCAGCAATCGATATAACCTTAAACTAGAGTTAGCTTAATGGCTAACACAGGCTATGGTTTAGAGTATTATGGGCGCTCGAATTATGGAGCGCTCAATTATCACGAAGTTCAAGCGGTAGCGAATGCAACCGCTTCAGCTTCCGCTATTCCAACTTTAGCATTTACAATTTTAAATCAGCCAATTAACGCTGTAAGCACACTAAATTCTAATATTAATCATATTTTTCAAAACCAGAATGTAAATATAGATTCTGTAGCAACAGGAAATATTACAGCGCAAAGAGTTAACTTAGCTAATCCGTTTCCAATAATTCAGAACAGCGGTCATTTAATTCATGGCACTCAAGTTGATCTGCCTGAAACATTTATTCTGTTAACAACAACATTAAATGCTTCAGGAACTCAAATTGATGTCGGTAGCACTAATAATATTAATGCGGTAGCTACGACAAATGTTGTCGGAACACAAGTAGACTTAGCAGTTTCAAACATAACTGCTTCGTCAACAATTAATGTTGTCGGAACACAAGTAGACTTAGCAGTTTCAAACATAACTGCTTCGTCGTCAGTCAATGCGATAGGCACACAGATAGATGTTCCTTATTCTATTTTATCTTCCACAAGTAATGTAACAACGATAAATCCTATTTTTGGCGCTACTTTTAATTTAAAAGAAGATCTTAATCAATTATCTTTAGCTGAAGTAAACGGCAACACAGTTGATATAGGAGCAAATAAAAATGTTGAAATAAATATTTCTGACGCTTCTTTGTCAGGAGACGTAATTGGATTAAGTAATGTTCCACAGGGTAGATATAACACTTCTCAAACTCATTTAAGTTTTAAAACAGATACAAACGGAAATACTTATTTGCAAGTGTCGGGATCTGCAAACGTAGTAACAGGCGGTGGACAAGCTACAAATCAATTAAGAACTTTATATCAAAACACCGCTGACACTTCTGAGACTCCATCATATACAGGAACTGCTCATCCATATATTTACGTCCTTAATGCGGTTACTTTTGACGAAGATGTTTCCGCCGTTATTTCATATAAAATTGTTAGCGGTTTTAATATTTTATTATTAGATGGAAAGCCTGTTTATCAATCTTCGTTAGATACCAATGATGAAACCGCTTCAGGAATTAGTGTGGCTAATTTCAACCCAATAACTAAAACAGGAGCAATTCAATCTGTATCAAAAACTTCAACATCTTCTGATTCATTATTAATATCTGGCGCGGGTATCACTAAGACAGGAACAGAGGGAACAAGCGGAGCAAAATTATCATTTAACAAATCAACTTCATCAAATTTATCTCTTTATAAATATAATCAAAACATAAGCGCTATTTCTTTAAATATTAGTTCTAGTTTAAGTTCTGTTGAAAGCGTCAGTTTACTTACTTCAGATTCGTTAATTAGTTCAATTTCTACACTAGATGTGAGCGCTATTAGAAAGTATTTTTTAGAAACTCATATTGCTTCGGCTTCTAGTGTTTCTTCTGAAGCTAGTATAAAATGGACAGACATAATTGTGCCAGATGAAGCATGGACAGAACAGAAAATCGCACAGTAATTAAACGAGGAATATAAAATGGCAGACAGTTACACTTCTAATCTTAATTTAACCAAACCTGAAATTGGATCTAGTACCGATACGTGGGGCGGAAAAATAAACACAGATCTAGATACGCTAGATTCAATATTCTCCGCTACAGGAACAGCAGTAAATCAAAAATTTGCTTCAGCAAACTTTGACGATAACGCTAAAGCAATATTTGGCACAGGGGATGATTTAGAAATTTACCATGATGGTTCACATAGTTATGTGCAAGATAAAGGAACAGGTCATTTAAGACTTTCAGGAAACGACCTTCAATTAGTTAATGGAGCAGTTGATGCCAACTATATTATTTGTGCTAATGGTGGAGCAGTAGAACTTTATTATGGTGGTTCTAAAAAATTAGAAACAGCAAGTGGTGGTGTAACTGTAACAGGAAATATTGCAGTCACAGGAACTGTTGATGGCAGAGATATTGCAACAGATGGAACTAAATTAGATGGGATTGCGAGTGGGGCAACAAATGTTACAAATAATAATCAGCTTACGAATGGCGCGGGATATGTAACTACTGACACAAACACAACTTATACAGCAGGAACAGGGATATCTTTTACAGGAGCATCTTCTACTGTTATTAATTGCACGATTGACTCTCCTGCCGAAGTTGGGTTGCCTAATTTATCTCTTAGTGGAAATAATTTATCAGGTGATTTTGTTGCTACAGGAAACATTACAGCTTATTCAGATGAAAGATTAAAAGATAATATTGCAACTATTGATAATGCTTTAGACAAAGTGTCTAAAATGCGTGGAGTTATGTTTACTAAAGACGGAGAATTATCAAGTGGAGTTATAGCTCAAGAAATGGAACAAGTAGCTCCAGAATTAGTTAAGGAAGGCGAATATAAATCCGTAGCTTATGGCAATACTATTGGTTATCTCATAGAAGCAATCAAAGAATTAAAAGCTGAAATTAACGAACTTAAAGGAGCTTAATTATGGCAATGCCTTCAAGTGGAGCAATATCTTTTGCTCAAATGCAAACAGAATTTGGTGGTTCAAATCCGATTGGGTTTAATGAATATTATGCTGGTGGTAGTCATGTTCCTTCTGGTACAGGTTCTATTCCATCTTCAGGCACGATTAATTTAAGTACATTTTACGGAACTCAATCTACCCCTACTTCTTTTTCTACATCTATAACAGCAGGATCTAGCGGTTTTGCTTTAACGAGTTATTATGGTTATTATATAGGTGATGGATTTACAGCAGGCTTTGGTAGTATCAATAATAGTTCCGTAGCCATACAAGGTTTAACAGCTACAATACAAGGTGCTTATTCAACTAATGATAAGTCAGGCAATAACTTTCATTTAAACCTCTCAGGCGGTCACGCAAAAAATGTTATCAGTAGTGTTACTGTCACAGAAACCTCAGGATCAACTCAGACCTTTGTTTTAAACAATGCTTTGATTCATTATAACGGAGGAACTATGACTACTTGGCAATGGCAACAAGGATTTTACCATACAGCAAGTGGCACACTAACTTTAAACACATAATGACAAATCAAGATAAAAATTTAAAACAGATTCACCAACTGCCAGATGGAGAATGGATTATTCCAGAGACAGATGCGAATGAATTACCCCCAGAATTAAATCCTTATATAATTAGTCAAACAATTCCTATAACTAAAGCAGAGGAAATATAAATGAAATTTACAGTTGAAAGTCTATCTTCAATCAATATAGATAATGAATTTCAATTATCTTTTCTCAAAGCTAAAACAGGTCAACTTGTTAGCAGACACGAACTTGATGAACAGCCTAAATTTGAACAAATAGAATACCTTGATGACTACAAAATAAATAAATCTTTAAATAATTATTTGTTTATGAATGGCAAGGTAAAAATTTCTTATGAATGGAATGAAGCGTCTGGAATAGAGCAAAAAGATATAGATAAGATAGAAGAATTGTATGCTAACAATCCAGAAGATTCCCACACAAGCAAAACTATTACAGATAGCACATACTCTTATGAAGTGGATATGAATGGCTATGTGACTGAATGGACAGAAAGATCAGCAAACTACGAATTATCCTCAGACAAAGCAAGTATTGAATCCATGCAAGACGATACAATTATTATTTGTTGTCTGCAAAATGATTATGGTTATAAATTTTATAATGTAGACTTGCAACCTAATCAATCAATCGAAACAACTAAAAAGGGAAATATTAATTATTTATTAGTTGGAGAACAATGTGAAGTAACAGTTCCCTCTCCAGATGTTGTCGGAGAAAACTTTAAATATATTTTTAATCAATACGATTGTAAAAAATTATCTAGCGACAAATGTTTTGTAAAAAATGTTAGTGACAAAATTTGTCGAGTTGTAATGATATGCAAATCATAAAAGCCTATAAATTTTTAAGAGCTTATACCTCATCAAAAAGTTACATTAATACAGACTTAGATTTAGTTATGTCTATGGTTAGTGATCTGGATAAAAAATGTGATGAAAGATTAAAAAAAAGATTTAATAAAAATCCATATTCAAAACTATTTTACAAACAAGCAAACTTAAAAGATTCTGTTTTTAAATATCGTTACAAGAAAGGTACATTAGGCTCAGAACTAAAAGCCTTTTGGAAAAATAATTCAGATGATTTATTTCAAAAAAATTACAATCTTTCACAAATAAAAGGCAAAAAAAATATTAC